ATTTTTCTGTGAGTTCTAATACGTTCTTTAGCAACATATTGGAGACATATAGATTAGACGACGTATCTAATGAACTTGATCATCATATAAGAAGATATTGTAGTATGTTAGATTTTAAATTTGACAGTTATAATATGGTATCTTGGTTTATTAAGATGAATAAGGGAGACTATGTACATTACCATACTCATATACCTACAGAGATGTCTGGTATATACTATTATAAAGCCAATGGAGATGATGCAAAGGTAGTTTTTGAATGTCCTCATCCTATGTTAGATATGTCAAAGGTATATCATTGTGTATCTCCTAGGTGGGAACATTATGCAGAAACAGGAAAGATTATATTATTTCCTAGTTGGTTAAGACATGCAGTAAAAACTCAACTAAGTGATGAAACAAGAATTGGATTATCTTTTAATTTAACGTTCAATGTTTAAAGAAAGAATATTTAGTATTGGTATTAGTAGATATGAGTTAACTGATATCGATAATGATTTAATGTGCGAAGAAGTAAAGAAGTCTTCTCCTGATGTTGGAATGGATGGTACTCTTTCTGTATCACGAAAGCAGATGGATCTTGGTAATCCATGTCTTGATAAACTTAATTATATAATCGTAAGTCATTCAAAACATATTTTAAGTGGGATAACTGGTAATGATGATATTAATTTAGTTTTACAAAGGGTATGGGGTAATCATAATTTAAATGTAGATATCTGTAGTCCTCATGTTCATAGACAAAGTTTTTTATCTGCGATATATTATCCTAAATCTACTGATGGTAGATTAGAGTTTCATTCTCCATGGACTGATAATATTATGTCAGTTGTTCCAGAATCAGCAATTAAAAAATATAATGATTTTAATAGTTCTTTTTATACACTTTATCCTAGGACAGGAACACTAATAATCTTTCCATCTAACTTATTACATTATGCATTACCTTCTGCAAATGAACGGATATCCGTAGTGTATGATATAGGTATTAATATTTGACATACTACATATAATACACTATAATTGAAATGAAGGTAATTAAACTATTATGGCAAAAGGATTTACCGTTAAAGCAAATACTCCAAAACCAAAGAAAGCGGATTGGGATATTGATGCTATTAAGGCAAGGATGAAAGGAAAGACAATAGTATTTTGTCTACCTGGAAGAGGATGTTCTTTTATTTTCTTAAAGAATTTTGTACAACTTTGTTTTGACATGGTTCAAAATGGAATGAGTATACAGATTTCTCAGGACTACTCTTCTATGGTAAACTTCGCAAGATGTAAATGTTTAGGTGCGAATGTACTTCGTGGGCCTAAGCAGATACCTTGGGATGGTAAGTTACAATATGACTATCAACTTTGGATTGACTCGGATATCGTCTTTGATTCTCAGAAGTTTTGGCAGTTATGTGATCTTGCAGTTCCTGCAGAAGGTGATGAGAGAGGTATTAGTGCTGGTTGGTATGCTACAGAAGATGGCAAAACTACATCTGTTGCACACTGGTTAGAAGAAGATGATTTCCGCAGTAATGGTGGAGTCATGAATCATGAGACTGTAGAGTCCATGGGTAAGCGTAAGAAGCCATTCACCGTAGATTACACAGGTTTTGGTTGGGTAATGATCAAAAAAGGTGTATTTGAATCTCTTGAGTATCCTTGGTTTGCTCCTAAAATGCAAGTTTTTGAATCTGGTGCAGTTCAAGATATGTGTGGAGAGGATGTTAGTTTCTGTTTAGATGCTAAAGAGGAAGGATTTGAAATTTGGTGCGATCCTCGGATTCGCGTCGGACACGAAAAAACTCGTATTATCTAACTTAAGGAGAATCATGAGCGAACTTAGTAGTTTAATTAGGGAAGGTTCGACTGAAAAATTATGGGATCTCTCTGCTGAGATCCTCACCGAACTTTCTCGTAGAGATGGAGTCGATTTTCGCATAAGCGCGACTCGTAACTCGGTAGAAAAAAAAGTTGCGAAACTCAAAGAACCGCCAAGGAGGGAATTTTAATCTATGGCTAAATCCGTATCATGGAATTCGGATACCTTCATTGAAGCAAAACCGAAAAAAACTCGTCAAGGACGAGGAAATCACACTAAATATGCCGCTTCCTCTCGAAATCATGCGAAAAAACGCTATCGAGGACAAGGTAGATAAATACAAGGGACTCTTCGGAGTCCCTTTTTTAATAGGAAAGAGAAAAATGGAACCAAAAATGCTTCGAGAGATCACTAATGATGCCATCACACCTAAAAAACGTGATAAAAAAGTGCAAAATGACCTCTATGAGAAGAAAGAAGATGGTGATTTCTACGATGGACTAGATTATGAAGTAGATGCCTTTACATTAAGTTAATAAATAACTTATATTACTATATTTTCATGCCTCTAGAACGAGTTAGTCAAGGATTTAAAGACATTAGCATGTCATTTGAGAGTAATCCTCTCACTGATGACCTTATTGCGCTCAAAAATGAGAATGCAATTGCTCGTTCTCTTAAAAATATCGTATTTACCCTACCTGGAGAGAAGTTTTTTGATCCAAATTTCGGTTCAGACATCTCTGCTTCTCTTTTTGAGAACATTGATGACATTTCCGGAGGTATAATTGAAGATCAAATTCGTCAATCTATCAATAATTATGAACCTAGAGTGGAATTAGAGAAAGTAGAGACTAATCCTAACTTTGATAACAATGCTTTTGATGTAACTATAACATATGAAATCATTGGAGCTGATGTTCCTCTTCAACAATTAGAATTCGTGTTGCAATCAACCAGATAAAATGCCATTAGTTAACTTCGCCAACCTGGATTTTGACCAGGTTAAGACATCTCTTAAAGAATATTTACAAGCTAATTCAGAATTTACTGATTATAACTTCGAGGGATCTAATTTATCGTCGATTTTAGATGTATTGGCATACAATACTTACATCACTTCTTATAATGCTAACATGGTTGCTAATGAATGTTTCATTGATAGTGCAACTTTAAGGGAAAATGTGGTTGCATTGGCAAGAAATATTGGATATTTACCTCGTTCAAGGACTTCAGCACGGGCAACAGTCAGTTTTTACGTAGATTGTTCAAGTATTAGTCCAACACCTGCTTCAATAACCCTTAATAAAGGGCCTGTTGCTGCAACATCTGCTGCTTTTGGTAAAGAATCACTAGTTTTTTCAATTTGTGAGGATGTAACAGTCCCAGTTAAAGATAATATTGCAAGATTTAACGATCTTTACATTTATGAGGGTACACTTTTAACATCAGAATTCACAAAATCGTCTTCAGACCCAAATCAAAGGTTTATTTTGCCAAATAGTGGTATTGATAGCACTTTAATTAAGGTAAATGTTAAAGAAAATTCAGGTGTAACGAACGGAACCAAATATTCTTCTCAAGATAGTCTATTTGACATCGATTCTAAGTCAAAAGTCTTCTTTTTACAAGAAATTGAGGATGAAAGATACGAAATATTCTTTGGAGACAACGTTTTTGGCAAAAAACTAGAAGAAGGTAATGTTGCAGTCGTAGATTACATCGTTTCTAGTGGTGATAGTGGAAATGGAGTCCAAAGTTTCCAATTTGCTGGAAAAATAACCTATACTAGAAATGCAAGTGACTATAATGTTACATCTGGCATCTCTTTGCTGACTACTGGACTTCAATCTTCTGGTGGTGAGACAATTGAGAGTATAGATTCCATTAAAAAGTTTGCACCACGAATTTATGCGTCTCAAAATAGGACTTTGACCTCAAATGACTATGAAACGCTAATTCCAAACAAAATTTATCCAGAAACTGAGTCAATTGCTGTTTTTGGAGGTGAAGATCTTGTTCCTCCTCAATATGGAAAGGTTTTTATTAGCATAAAACCCCGTTCTGGCGACTTTTTACCGAATTTGGTCAAAGAAAACATCAGAATGCGGTTGAAAAAGTATGCAGTAGCTGGAATTGTTCCAGAAATCCTTGATTTGAAGTATTTGTATATTGAAGCTAATTCAAAAGTGTATTATAACAGTAATTTGGCACCTTCTGGAACTGATATTACAAGTATTGTACAAAACAATGCTAATAAATATGCTGAATCAACTGAATTAAATAGATATGGTGCGAGATTTAAATATAGTAGATTTTTAAACATTATTGATCAAAGTCAAGAAGGTATTACTTCTAATATTACTACACTTAATATGAGAAGGGATATGAGAGTATCTCTTAATACATTTGCGGAATATTCCATTGGATTTGGGAATCAATTCCATATAAAGAGTATGAGTGGATATAATATTAAATCTTCTGCATTTTATATTAGTGGAAATAATAATCCACTGTATATTGGAGATATTCCTAATACAAATAGAGAAAATGGGAACCTTTTCTTCTTTACTGTTCCTAGTGTAAATTCAACATCACCAACTATTATTAGAAGGAATGTAGGAACAATTGATTATGTAAAAGGAATTATAACCTTAAATCCTGTTAATGTTG